TCAACAAGGAGCAGCAGCACCAGCAGCAGCACCATTGCCCGGAAGCGGCGGTCCACGCACAAGAGGCGGACGTAGAGGCACAAGATAAAATAAAGTTAGCCGGTTTAAGATAATCGGCTAACTACTTAAACAAATATTAATAGGCATAATATGGCAGAACAAATATGGCTATTTGGTGATAGTTTCGTCGAGAAATGGCAAGATCCAGAAGTTAATGGAAAACCTGCCTGGCCTATTATGTTAGAAAAAAAATTTAACGTTTCTAATTTTGGCAAAAGTGGATCGGGTCCTGATTTCCAACTTGATGTTTTATACAAAGAAATTGAAAAACATAAACATAATATAGAAGATTTAAAAAATATAAATCTTATCTTTTTCATATCTCATAATTCTCGTATAGATTTTTCTTTTTTAGCAAGCGAGCATCATCAAGTTTATGCGGCAAAATTAATCGATGGTTATAAACAAACTTGGAAAGATGAAACTCCTGAAGTTCAAAAAATAATGCGTAAATATAGTAAACATTATGAGTTTTTAAATAATTTTTATAGGTATTACTATTTTCATCAAAATTACGAAATTGACTTTTGGAAACGTGTGTCGTTATTAAAAGATATAACTCAGTTATTTAAAAAAGTAATGGTGGTCCCAATTTTTGACGATATACAAGAACACAGATTATATTCAATGGTAAAAAATCCAAAAAACTTTTGTATTGCAGAAGGCAGTATTGGAATAAATTTGCATTCTCCTAATTTTTCAGATCCAAATCATTTATCGGAAGAAAATCACTACGAACTTTATGCGTTGATAAAACGATGGTTAAAAACAGGAAAAACAATTAATTTACAATTACTTACAAAATATACTTGACAAGATAAATAAACATGTGTAGTATAATAACTGTGCTGCACATTTAAGGCACAAGCACATAGGCATAACATAAGGAGGCATTACTATGGCATCATTAGCAGAAATTAGAGCAAAGCTCAAAGAACAAGAAACACGTTCAACAGGTGGTTCTACAGGCGGCGGCGATAACGCAATTTACCCATTTTGGAATATGAAAGAAGGTGAGAGTTCAACTCTACGTTTCCTTCCTGACGGTAATCCAGATAATACGTTTTTCTGGGTAGAACGTTTGATGATTAAACTTCCATTTGCTGGTGTAAAAGGTGAAACTGATTCACGTCCGGTTCAAGTGCAAGTTCCGTGCATGGAAATGTATGGCGAATCTTGCCCAATCTTGCAAGAAGTGCGTGGTTGGTTTAAAGATCCATCATTAGAAGATATGGGTCGTAAGTATTGGAAAAAGCGTTCGTATATTTTCCAAGGTTTTGTAACAGACAATCCACTTACTGAAGATACGACACCAGAAAATCCAATTAGACGTTTCATTATTGGTCCACAGATCTTTCAGTTAATTAAACAAGCACTTATGGATCCAGATATGGAAGAACTACCAACAGATTATACTGCTGGTGTAGATTTCCGTCTTAACAAAGGAACCAAAGGTGGTTACGCTGATTATGGTGCAAGTAGTTGGGCACGTAGAGAACGTCCGCTAGGCGATGCAGAAATGAACGCAGTTAATACAAACGGATTGTTTAATCTGTCAGACTTTCTTCCTAAAAAGCCAAGCGAAGTTGAAGTTAAGGTTTTGACTGAAATGTTTGAGGCAAGTGTAGACGGTGAAGCGTATGATCCAGATCGTTGGAGTCAATACTTCCGTCCAGCAGGTATGCAAGCAAGAACTGGTGATCCAGTTGCAGCACCTGCTCCACAGCCAGCAGCAGCACCAGTAGCAGAAACAACAACTGATACTGGCTGGCAAGATCCCGCTCCGGCAGCAACGCCAGAACCTGCACCTGCACCTGCTCCAGCAGCAACACCAGCAGCAGAAGATGCAGGTGGGGCTCAAGACATTCTTGCAATGATCAGAGCACGTCAAGGTCAATAATAGAAAGGGCTTCGGCCCTTTCCTTTGCTTTTTAGAATAGGAGATACGTATGGCTACAAAAGCATTCGATCCTAGTAAGTTTCGAAACTCATTAACAAAATCTATTAAAGGTATGAGTGCAGGCTTTAACGATCCACAAGATTGGATCAGCACAGGCAACTTTGCACTTAACTATCTGCTCAGTGGTGATTTCCGTAGAGGCATTCCACTAGGTAAAGTAAGCGTGTTTGCAGGCGAATCAGGTGCAGGCAAGTCTTACATTGTGTCTGGCAACATTGTAAAGTCAGCACAAGAACAAGGCATCTTTGTAGTGCTTATTGATTCAGAAAACGCACTAGACCAAACATGGCTAGAAGCATTAGGTGTTGACTGCGATGACAGTAAACTACTAAAACTTAACATGGCAATGATTGATGACGTTGCAAAAACTATTTCAACATTTATGGATGACTATCGTTCAATGAACGAAGAAGATCGACCTAAAGTGTTGTTTGTAGTAGACTCATTGGGTATGCTTATGTCACCAACTGAAGTAAATCAGTTCGAAGCAGGTGATATGAAAGGCGATATGGGTCGTAAAGCTAAAGCACTGAAAGCACTGGTTACTAACTGTGTTAATATGTTTGGTTCATACAATGTAGGTATGTGTGTTACTAACCACACTTATGCATCACAAGATATGTTTGATCCAGATGATAAAATTTCAGGCGGTAGTGGCTTTGTATATGCAAGTTCTATGGTTGTAGCAATGAAAAAACTAAAACTAAAAGAAGATGCAGATGGCAACAAAACTTCACAAGTGCATGGTATTAGAGCAGCGTGTAAGGTAATGAAAACACGTTACGCTAAACCGTTTGAAGCAGTGCAAGTTAAGATTCCATATGAAACAGGTATGGATCCATATTCAGGTATGTTTGATTTGCTTGAAGCAAAAGGACTGCTTGAAAAACAAGGCAATCGCTACAAGTATATTGATAGCGAAGGAAATGAAACACTAGAATATCGTAAGAATTGGACAGGTGAACTACTCGAAATGATCATGGCCGATTTACCGGCAAAAGAAGAACAAATGGTAAATATCGCTAACGCTGACGAAGAAGCAGTGATTGATCATAACGAGGAGTTTGCTGAAGAATGAACGACGAGTTCTTTGCCGATATATGGATGTTATTCAAGGAATATTTCGACAAGAAACATATTGAATTAGCAGCAGAAAAATTTGTAGATATGTTAATTGACTACGGTGTTGATGATACACGTTTACAAGAATTACTAGGAACTGATAAGCACTTAGATGCTGCTATTCAATATTACTTGGAAATGGATGACGATTATATTGATGAATGGGATGACTAATGGGATGGTATAGTCAGGTTAGCCGAGATATAAATCAAATACCGGCAGCTATACAATATTTTGAAAATGAAATAAACCAGGCAAAGACAGAAGTAAAGCTGAAAGGCAATGTTGAAAAACAAGCTTCTGAGATGCCTGGTATTGTTGAACATCGATTTAATCAGCTTCAAGAAATTGAAGCAATACTTGAATACTTAAATATAGAACTGCGCAGATTGCGTAGTAAATTTTTTAGACAATATCTTGAAAACTATCAACGAGCTCTGTCTAGCCGTGACGTTGAAAAATACGTTGACGGTGAAGCAGACGTTGTTGATTATGAAAAAATCATTAACGAGTTTGCATTACTACGCAACAAGTGGTTAGGAGTCTTAAAAGCATTGGACCAAAAGCAATGGCAGATAACTAATATAGTAAAGCTAAGAGTTGCTGGAATGGAAGATGCTACGTTATGAAAAAAGTTTTTGATTATTGGATGCCGGATAGTGACAATCATTTTGAACGTCTTATTAACAAAAGAGTGAACAACGGTGGACCACCCCAATATCAAGACGATGTAAGAGACGAAGCATACAAGTATGTTACAGATTTTGATCTTGCAATTGATGTAGGCGCTAATGTTGGCTTATGGGCAAAACCATTAACCAAAAAATTTAGTAAAGTTATAGCATTTGAACCTATGCCACAAGTGTTAGAATGTTTAGAAAAAAATGTGCAAGGATTACCTGTAGAAATAAATCGCTATGCATTAGGCAATACACAAGGTAATGTTGAAATGCAATGGGATCCTGTAAATACTGGCAACAGTCATATTACAGAAATTGGTTCAGGCACTATAGAAATAAAAAAATTAGACGATTTAAATTTACCTAAGTTTGGTATGTTAAAAATAGATTGCGAAAGACATGAATTACAAGTGCTACAAGGTGCGCACGAAACTATTTTAAAATACAAACCAATTGTAATTTGTGAACAGCATCCTGACACTGACTACAATGCAGGTGCGTATCTAAAAGAAGTGTTAGGAGCAGTTGAATTAGGTAATGTGCGAAAAGATTATATCTTTGGATTTGGAGGATAGTATGGGTGTAACTGTAATAACTACATATAGTCCAAATAATTATGCAGACTATGCAAAGCATTTTGTAAGCACATTAAAACGTTTTGCTGATCCTAGTATAAAGGTTGTAATATATACAGATCAACCGCAAGAATTTAGAAAAGAAAATTGGCATAATTTAATCTTAAATGATGTGTGTCCAGATTTGGTAGAATTCAAAGCACGTAACGGACACAAGCCTTTAAAACCAGGAAAACGTGGTTTTATTAAAGATGCTGTGAGATTTTCACATAAAAGCTATGCAATATGCCATGCTGCAATGAATTGCACAACAAAACAGTTAGTATGGCTGGATGCTGATACAGTTGTGTTAAGTCCATTGTCTACAAGATTTTTTAAAAGGAATTTGCCACAAGGTGCGTTTTGTAGCTATTTAGGAAGAGAACCTAAATATACCGAAACAGGATATTTACAATTCGACATGACAAATCCTTTTGCAAAAGAGTTTTTTGAAATGTGGAAGATGTATTATGATACAGATGCAATTTATAATTTACGCGGTCATTTAGATTGTCATGTGTTTGATATATGCAGAAAACAATTTGAAGTAAACGATGATATAATTGGACATAATCTTGCTAATGGTATTGATAAAAGTCACTTTAATAAAGTATTTAAAGGTAAAATGCGTCATAATAAAGGCGAATCAAAAATTTCATGGAAAAGTATTTAATTACAGGATCACATGGCTTTATAGGCAGTCATTATTACAAATATTTACAAAATCAAAATTCGTATGTTGTTCCGTATGATAAAAAAATACGTGGTGAAGATTTAGCAGATAAAAATACTACACAACTGCTGCCCGAATATGATGTTGTAATTCACCTTGCTGCAACTAATGGAACGAAATTATTTTACGAGCAACCTACAAACGTTTTAATCAACAACACGTTACCAACAATTAATTTAATCGAAAGATATAGAAATACACATACAAAATTTATATTTGCAAGCACCTGTGAAATATTTAATGGAGCAATAGATGCGGGTTATTACCATATTCCAACTGATGAGCAAGTACCGGTTATGTTTAACAACATTACGAATCCAAGATGGAGTTATAGCATTCCGAAAGCTCTCGGCGAAAACCTAGTTGCAAATAGTGGCTTAGATTATTTGATTATACGTTACTTCAATATATACGGTCCTGGACAAATTGATCATTTTATAAGCGAATTTGTAGAACGATGTAAACGTGGCGAGTATTATATTAAAGGCGACGACACTAGAAGTTTTTGTTATGTAGATGATGCAATTGAAATGACCCATAGATTAGTAAAATCTACTTCAAATAAAACAGTTCATATCGGTAATGATCAAGAAGTTAAAATTAGTGTAGTTGCAAAACTTATAATGGGTATAATGGGCATCAATCCTGAACGTTTAGAAATACACCCAGGTCCTGCAGGCAGTGCAAAGCGTAGATGTCCTGATACAACACTTGTACAAATGTTAACCGATTTTAACAATTATACATCTTTAGAAACTGGGTTAAGAAAAACAGTTGAAAGTTTAATATGAAGATAGGTATTATAGGATTAGGTGCTGTAGGCACAGCAAACAAAGAAGGGTTTGAACATGTAGGACATGAAGTGTTAATACATGATATTAAATTTAACACAAACATTCAGGATGTATTTCCAGCAGAAATAATTTTTGTATGTGTGCCTACACCAAAAGCAGATAACGGTAGCTGCAATACAACTATAATAGAAAATATAATTAGAGAATTAAATTTATTTAATTACAAAGGTATAGTTGCAATTCGTAGCACTGTAGAACCAGGATTTACAAAAAACATAATAGCAAAATATAAAAGAATGAACTTGTGCTTTGTTCCAGAGTTTTTAAGAGAACGTTGTGCTAGTGATGATTTTATAAACAATCATGAATTATTAGCAGTAGGAACAGACTGTGTTTTGACATTTAGAAAAGTGGTAGAAGCACACGGCACACTTCCAAAAAATGTTATTCATTTAACACCAACAGAAGCCGAAATATTAAAATATTATAATAATCTTTATGCAGCATTACGCATTACATTTGCAAATATTATGTATGAATTGTGTGAAAAATATAATACAGATTATACTGTTGTAAAAGATGCTTATATTAAAACTGGCAAAGCAAAAGATATGTATTTAGATGTGACTGATAATTTGAGAGGTTATGGTGGAATGTGTTTACCTAAAGATGTTTCTGCTATTAATCATTTATTTAAAAAATTAAATTTAGATTATACATTATTAAACAGTGTAGAAGAAGATAATAAAAAATTCAAAACTACTGTTTTTAATGGTATGCGTGATGACACATAGTCAGTCATATCAAGATTTATTTGCATTACAAGTTTGCAAAAATAAAACCTATATAGAAATAGGAGCAAATCGTCCTGTCAAAAGAAATAATACATATCTTTTAGAACAAAACAATTACAAAGGATTTAGTATTGAATTTTCTAAAAAATGGAAAGATAGTTGGAAAAACAGCAATAGAAAAAATCCTATATATTTTGCAGATGCTATAAATTTTGATTATAAAAAAGCAATACAAGAAACAGGTATAACAAATCAAATTGGTTATCTAAGTTGCGATATAGAACCAGCTACTGCAACATTCTCTGCATTACAATCAGTAATTAATTCAGGTGTTGAATTTGAATGCATAACATTTGAACATGATTTGTATGCTGCAAAAAAAGATATACGTGAAAATGTAGATAGGTATCTTGTAAAAAAAGGTTACAGGGTTGCTGTATCAGATGTATACTTGTTGACAGATAAAACAAAATTATATGAAACTTGGTATGTCAAAAACAATGTAGAGTTTGAAACTTGCAGATTTGAAGAGTATATCAAAACAATCAAACAATCATAATAGTAGCATATAAATACCTTATGAAGGTAGTATTGGTTACAGGTGGATTTGATCCACTGCACTCAGGACATATTGAATATTTCAAAGCAGCACGAGCGTTAGGTGATCACCTTGTAGTAGGTGTTAATAGCGATGCTTGGCTTGAACGTAAAAAGGGCAAAGCATTTATGCCCTTTGAAGAACGTTGTGCAATTATTAAAGAATTAGATTGTGTAAATGAAGTCATTGGGTTCGATGACGATGACGATACTGCCTGTGCTGCAATATTTAGAGTGCTGTCTACAGTAGGCAGTCAAACGAAAGTTATATTTGCTAACGGCGGTGATAGAACCAAAGACAACATTCCAGAAATGATATACAATGATGTAGAGTTTGTGTTTGGCGTAGGCGGTGAAGATAAA